AATGGATAAACTTAATCATCTAACAACAGCTACTCCATACATTGATCAATGGGCTAATGAACGCTTCATAAATAAAATATATAACAATAAACCACACACCAAATGAAACTACTAGAAATAACAATCACATTACCTTGTGACAAAGGCTTTAGTGACGAAAAACAAATAGTCACAGAAGATTCAACATCACATGAACTGCTAAGAAATTATGCAAACGAAAACATGTGTGATATAAGATCAAAACCAATCGAAATGACTATCGACCAACTCAAAAACCGACTCGCTCATATAAATACCGACATAGAAATAATCGAAGAAACAATTGAAAGAAGAGTTCCTAAAATACTAAACAAAAAATCTTATCGTAACAACGAAGTCTTCGCAGCTGAACTGAATCACAACATAACAAATATCTATGTAGCATGTGATCTAACAGATGACGAAGTAGAAAAAGAATGGGGTACTCATGAATCTATACTCCCAACCTATGCAGATTTCACAAAAGACATGTCGTTAGAAGACAAATTCGATTTCTATTACGATCTAGATATCACCAATCTATGCAAAGAAATGGCTGACGCACTATCATCACCAACCTGGCTAAACGGATTCGAAAAAGACTTCGAAAATTACCTTAGAGAAAGAGAATACATACGATGACCCCTTTGTTCAGTAGTTAGTCCAATACACACGCCTCGTCAGCCTCACCCGCTGGCGGGGCTTTTTTTACCCCGAGTCAATGCCGTCCGCTAGCATACTATCATTTAAGCCTCTCTCTTATAAACTAAGTTAGTTTTTCCTCATTACATGAGGTGTATTGAATGAAATCTTTCACTCAAACACTAACTACAAAATAAAATACTCAATATGAATAAATCACATCTCGTAAGTAAAAAAGATCTTGCAGCCTTCGACTCCAAAATCAAAACCTCCGGCGGATCAGGTATCCTCTCGGTCTCCGACCTCAACGATAACTTAATCCACTACGGTATAGTCGGCCCCGTTGATACAAGTATCACCAAAGCCGCCCACTCCATCACAGTCAAGACTGCCAATGGAGATAAACTCAGCAGGGTCTTTGACGACAAGCGTCAAAGCGCCGGCCTCGAAGAAGGTGACGCCTTCACCGCCTCCTTCAAAGTGTCCGCGAATGGCTACGCCAATCTCGACCGCATCGCTAAAATGGAATCAACAAGTTGATCACCCCGGGTCACAGGCTTGCGCCTGTGGCCCTTTTTTTGCTCCGAGTCAACCTTTGACTTATCTCCACTGCCACACTAAATTCACCCTCCAGACTCTGAGGGACCGAGGGACGCAAAATGTACCATTTCCCGACGCCTCGCTCTCCTCAACCGTAACTGGATTCTGAATCCAGTGCGTCAGCCGACCTAAGCCGTTGACTACTAGTCACATACAAACACGACACACAGGAAGTGTATCGACTTTGTATCTGCCTCGCGACTATCGAGTACTATCACTAGCGCCACCACGACAGAGCCGGGGCTACCCCCCACCTCTCCCGGGGTACCACTATCACTACCACTCGCAGTCGCCTATCAATCACAGAAATAAAAAACTATCTTTTTGAAGGCATGATCTATCAGGCATATCAGAGGTTTATCAATTAGATCTTAGTATTTTAGGGCTAGAATCCCGATTTTGCATTTTAAAACCGGCAAAAAGACCCACCCCCCATCCGGTGGTGTGGGGGGTACCAAAAAGGTACTCTGTTATACAAAAGGGAACCCATATCAGAAAAATTTTATGCCTAATCAACAAGTAACCAGATTAAGAGAAGACGTTCATAAGTTCATTCACGATGATGACTTCCATGCAGCTATGGCGGCATTGCGAGATGGATTGCAAGCGAACCAAACAGTTCGTAGAAACCGCGCAGATGGCGAAAGGGGAGTAGAATATGCGGAAACTCCGGCCCATATTACCCGAATTGCTGCTGCAAAATTGATGTTAGAGTACGGATTTGGCAAACCAGCGACCAGAGCTGAAATAAATATCAACAATGAGACGCAAAAAAGCGCTTCTCCGGCCGAAATCATGTCCCGATTCAGACAATCGGGTATGGATTTGAACGAAATTGTCGATGTTTACACAGAATCAGTAAAAGAAGCCCCATTGGAGATCGAAAATGAGTAATACTATCCAATTAGGCGCTATCGAGACCAATCTCGAAGATATAGGTACCGATAATCACGGTATGGGTTCGGATTATTACCGCAGAAAACCTTATGTAGTAGAATCTCGAAGCTTTGACGACAATGTGAAGAAACAATTTCCACATCGAGATGCTGTTATGGAAGACTATTTAGTGGATCGAGCTCAAACACACCAACTGGATAGAGTAGATAACCCATCCAAAATTCGCGGCGCTAATTTTCTACCGAAACCTCATTGGGACAGAAGGCACGATAAGGTGAGACATAATATTTACGAAACAGGAGCTGCCGAAGATAGAGGACTAACCCAGCGAAACAGCCCAACAGGTCCATTCAATGCCGCAGCGACATACTATGGCACGAGAGACTCAGAACCAACAATCGACACCTATACAGGAGGCGAGTCAAATAGTGTTCATGAAGGGATGCATTATCTAGCCGACCCCAACCCAGGGTCTCCCGATTACACATACGCGGACCCACGAAAAGCTATACCAATACCCGACTTAAAAAGACTGAAGACATGGGGGACGAGGGGAGGAGAAATTATGGCTGAAGCTGCGGAAGCAAAAAGAAGGTACGCTCACCAAACAGTAAGTAATCGAAAATCCCAACTCGGTTATTACGACTATGACGTGGATCCCAACTACTACGATTATGATAAAGAGGAATACCAAGATGTTATACGAAGTAAGTATAAGGACTACCACGGATCAGAACCTTTTGATGAGAACCACCCAGCGGTAAAGGAGGGCAAGCCTATCCCAAATGAGGTAATCGACGACATGTTTCAGCAGTGGATGTTTGAGGATAAAAAGGGGTGGGGCGACGCCCACCGAAGCAGACCCGAAGACTTCCCCGTAGAAGTATTTAAGGAAGCCCTAAGACTAGGAAAAAACGACCAAAGACCCGCGGGCTTATTCACAGGCCGTGGACCGCAGAACGCATAACAATTTTATGAGCAGCAACCAACCAGACAAAGGCCCAGGACAAAAGTTTGAACACGAATTATCGGCGGTATTTGTCCGTTGGTGGGAGGAGTCAGACCTGGATGAATTAGAAATGTCACATCTCGCAATAGGTGTAATCGAGAGATTCTGCAATACCACAGTCGAATTCGAGCCCGACCAGGAATTCTTGGATGAAATAGGGGAGGAATAATGCACAGCCTCGAACAAATTAAATTTATGAACACGCCCGCAGAAGTAGCAAAGCGACAGGCTTTGGCTCGGGCAATGAACAGGAGAAATAACCATGCCAGCAAAAAAGAAAAAAGCTAGCGGCACAGCCAAGAAGAAAGGCCCGTGTTGGAAAGGATATCAAGCAATTGGTATGAAGAATAAATCAGGTCGCAAAGTCCCTAACTGCGTACCCAAATCTAAAGGAAGGAGCAGAGGAAAATAATGCCAGGATTCGGAAGAACATACGGAAAAAAGAAAACGTCGGCCAAGAAAAAGCCTATCAAGAACATGCCCGGTAAGAAAAAGGCCAGCTATGCCCGCAAAAAGAAAACCAAGTAAACCCATTCGGAAGACGACTAAGGGTAAAGGAGCTAATTACCGCACCGCAAAAGCTGGTGCCGGTATGACAAAGAAGGGTGTAGCGGCATATCGCAAAGCTAATCCCGGATCCAAGCTCAAGACTGCGGTTACAGGTAAGGTTAAAAAGGGAAGCAAAGCTGCGGGTAGGCGTAAATCATTTTGTGCGCGATCCAAAAGTTGGACGGGTGAAAGAGGTAAAGCAGCCCGAGCCCGCTGGAAGTGTTAATTCGAATTCTAGTCTTATTGAGCGTCCCGGCGTGTACGGTACATAACTATCATCATTATAAATACGAGTATAAATACGACGTTAAGATGGACGACAGTCCAACTCACAAGCCAAACCCGATTCAATGACTGAAAATACCGAGCAACTAGAAAATTTAATCAGAATCGACCCGGAAGTCTGGTTTAGTACATTCGGAGTAATCCGAGATAAACGGGGAAAAGACATAAAACCGATAGCAAATACACTACAAAAAAGAATGTTTGCCCATTACCGGAAATGTCAGCTCGAAGACCGGCCTTGTAAGATGATTATCCTGAAGCCCCGGCAAAAAGGAGCGAGTACATGCGCGCAGGCTTTGACATATCACCACATGAGAAAGCATGAAAATCTTGCCGGATCTTTGATGGGGGATATTAGCGGTACAAGTGACAAGGTTTTCGAAATTTACCGCCGGTATGCGGAGAGCGACCATTTCCCCTGGACCGAAGGCCAAGGGTCTGTGGCCGACGGCGGTAGTCTTGCGGACTTGATCAAACTCCAAAGTGGATCAGCCTATGGTAAAGAGACCGCGGGATCCAAGAATGCTGGCCGATCGGGTACAATTCAGGTTGGTAATATGACTGAGGTTGCATTCTGGCCCATGCAGGGAGAACGGGACCCCGCTCTTGGATATTTGCAGAGTTTATATGACGGGGACAATTTATCTTTGGTAGTAGCTGACTCCACACCTAATGGCCCAAACGGTTGGTTTTACCGGACATGGGTACAGGATAATGAATGGGCAAAGATATTTGCCGCATGGTTTGAATTTGAGGACTCGGTTATTCCCTTTAATTCTAAATCCGAGCGTCAGGATTTCAGTGACACCATGACGGAGGACGAAAAGGAGGAGATGGAAAGATTTGGAGTAAATCTTGAACAGCTTCATTGGCGTCGCCGTGTTCTTCAGGACAAATGTAATGGTGATCTTTCCAAATTCCGCCAGGAATATCCGAGTGATCCCGAGGAATGTTTCTTAATGTCCTCCCGTCCACGGTTTCATGTTGGCAATCTAGATAAAATGTCAAAGGCTTCGGCTGGTATTAAACCCAAAATGGGAACAATTGGCGTCCAAACCGATGGAAAAACCGCTAGTTTTAAACCTGACCGCTTGGGGAACTGGAAAATTTACGAGGAACCGGAATATGATTCTCAATATTTGATCTCGGTTGATACATGCACTGGAGAGGATCAACAAATGCAGGGATTAGCAGCTGATCCTGACTTCCATTCTGTTCAGGTTTGGAAAGCCCCCTTTGAAGATTGGCATGGTAACTGGCATGTCCCACGTTTGATCGCATTGCATCACAGCCGATTGGACATTGGCGTGCTCGCTCAGGAGATTGAAGGTATTGCCCGTTGGTACGGGAACGCATTTATCATCCCTGAGGTTAATAATTCCGGATTGGCACTATTAAAATATCTATTGGAAGCTGGATTGAGCGTGTACCGCCGTCGCCGATATAATGATTCGAGCGGAATGGTGGAAAAAAGCTATGGATGGAGCACCGATAAGATTACCCGAAAGACAGTAATTGACCATATGGCAGCCGAATTGATTGAGGAGAACTTTGATATCCCCGATCCCGATGTCCTGAAAGAAATGAAAACCTTTGTAATTAGTGATAAAGGCAAACCTCAAGCTGCCCCGGGCCATCATGATGACCATGTTCTGGCTGCGGCGATCGCATTATATAATATCGACCAGGCCAGCACTTTTAAAGCACCTAAAAAGAGCAAAATTACAAACCGCATGCTACGCAAGAATCCAAGCCTAATGTGCCCGGATGGCTTCATGCGTGTCCCTTTAGGAGCCATTAAGAAGAATTACAAGCGGTTGATGCCGTAATTCCCCGCAACTACTCTTCTCGTTATGGATACTGCGATAAGTCGATATGCTAAGGCAAAGGGAATTTCAGAAACCGAAGCGATTAAACAATTTAAAGAGTTAAATAAAAGCTTTAACAGTTTATACGGTACCGGTGGGTTAGGATTAGGTACATTCGACATCAATAACGATAACCAGCGTCCCGCGCACGACGCCATGGGCGCCGCGTTCAAAAAAGACCCCGCATTATTTGAAGCTTTTAATGATTGGAGATCGGTCAACGGGGGAGGTAGTGTAAAAGACGCATTAGAGTCAGCAAATAACTCTCTAGGTTTTAAAGATGGAGCTCGTGGTATTGTTGATGGTATAATCGGAACGGAATCTCAAAATGAAGCCTACTCCGATTTATTTGGTGCTTACGGTTTTACAGAAAATGCCGACGGTAGTTTTTCAGAACCTTTTTATAAAGAACAGGGTAAAAAAGCAGCAGACGAAGCAGTAAACGCAGCAACTCCCGAAACCGACGCAGAGGTAAAGGCTGCCGAGGAGAAGGCCGCAGCCCCAAAAACTTTAGAACAACCCGAGGGCGGAGCGGCTCAGGCTCCAGCCCAGCCCGCAGGCCCAACGGGTATAGGTGAAAGAATCAAAAGTTTAAATGACGCTGCTCAATCGCTACCCGCAAATGTACCCCTCGGAACAGGCGGAGCGACTAAAGCAAACCGCGCTCAGATGAACATGCAGGCCGAAGCAAATCGCCAAATAGGGGATCTTATCAAGCAGCAAAAGAAGCAGTCCGACCAAAACAATTTTCTTAGGGATAGATATGACGCAACAAACGGACGCCGAGCCGGAGCATTTGACCGCTTAAGCGATCAACAAAAAGACGAAGCAGTATCAAACTACAGCGGTCGAAGCCGATTTGACGATTCTAATGTTTTTGCCCAAGCTCAGTACCAGCAATTAAAAGATTCAGGCTACACCCCGCCAATGGCAGACCTCCAGTCGCAATACGAAGCCGCTAGCATAAACCCCCCTTCAGTGTCTAGAGCCGACGGAACCGCTACAACTGAAGAGTTTGGAAATATGAGCGCCGCTCAGCAAAACGCTTTCATACAGAATTATCGCTACAATCCACAAGGACAAGCCCCCGAAACCGTGCAAGAGGGAACAATGGGATCTGCGCTAGAGGCGTCGAATCCGATGGATAATCTCGATACTGTAACAGTTCCCGGTCAATATACAGCTCCTAAAAAAGTGTACCCGGCTCCAGATTCAGCAACAGAGGGTGACCGCGGTGGTATTGATGTAAGCGAGATATTTAAGCAAAACCCAGCGCTTCAGATGGATGGTGAAGGTAACATGTTACCACCGACCGACGGACCTGGAGATGATGTAACAAAATACACCCCGCCGGATGTTTCAAACATGCCTCCGATAGAGGATGTATTTGCAGATTTACCGGAAGCACCAGCAAGGCCAGAAGCCCCGTATTCTCCGCCCGATGTTTCTAACATGCGTCCAATAGAGGATGTATTTAACGACTTACCCCAAGCACCTGGACGGCCTCAACCCCAGCGAGCACCAGCACCCGCTCCAATTGCAAAAGCTCCTCCTCCTCCTCCTCCATCACCAGCTCCTAAACAGAGCATGGAAACTCCGGTGTACGGAAAAAAGAAAGATGGTTCATACGGAGTAATCGGACATCGTAATAGAGAAGAGATGCGAAAAAGTATGGGTGGTCAGAGGGTAAAAGAGTGGACAGCTTCAATGGAAAGAGATCGACGAGACGCGGATTTTACAAATCAAGCTAGGCGCGGAGAGATAGCAAACCCATTTGGTACAGATTACAACCGAGCACTTGGACAACCTAACGAAGACGCATACGCCAAAAAGAGAAGGTCTCAACCTATTTATAATCCATACTCGGCTTAACG